TCATCTTCTTTTGTAAATGCCGCTTTTAATTCTGCACGTTTGTTACGTATTTTTAGATACGCTCTTGTCATTTTATCGGCAGGTGCATTTGAATAATCACCCATAGTCATCTCCTCCTTGTACAAAGTATTATTTAGTTATATATGCTGCTCTAGTCAAGCAGTTCTTTGTACAAGTTTATCATTTCTGTGTGCACGTCTATTCTTTTATCAAGTAGTGCGTACACACGCTTTTCGACAGCCGATCCTTGTAACTGTACAACCGTACAGGGGTGCTTTTGTCCCGATCTGTGCACCCTTGCATTTGCTTGCGAGTATGTTTCCAGTGAAGAAGTCGGACCCCACCATACCACAGTATTCGCAGCAGTTAAAGTCACACCATGTGCTGCTGCTTGAGGCTGTATCACCAATATCTTGGGGTCAGGCATAGTTTGGAACCGTTTAAATATATCGGTTCTAGCATGCGCGGGGACATCACCGCGAATCACCTCTGCTGTTAAGTTGTCAGACCGTAGCTTCGACACCAATACATCTATCGTGTGTTTAAACGGCACGAACACCAATACCTTTTGGCTAGTCTCGTCTATAACTTCTTTGAGAACCTGATAGCGGTTCTTTATGTCAAACTCTAACGCGTCACCCTCATCGGTGTAGACTGCACCAGCACTTATCTGCAGTAGTTTGTTCATAGTAGCGGCTGCGTTCATGGCAGACACTTCGTCCTCGCCCACGCGCATAACTAATTTTTTACGCAGCATTTCATAGTATTTTGTCTGTTGTCGGGTTAATTCGACCTTTCTTTTCGTGTACGTCATGTCTGGTAAGTCAAGACATTCTTCTTTCGTGTACCGTATGGCTGGCTGTAACGCGTTATACACAACATCTGAGGCATTTTCTCGGGGAACCCATCTAAACTGAGTAATCTGTGTCATTACCATATCGCGGAATGAACTATAGAACCGTGGCACTGCATCGGGGTTAATAAGTTTAGCGAGGCCATAAGCATCTAAAGGAGATTGAGCCGCTGGCGTACCTGTCATCATCCAGAGCCATGTATCATCGGTAACTATCTTGCGTAACGTCTTCCATCTTTTAGTGCGCGTATTTTTGTAATGCGTAGCTTCATCTACAACAATCAAATCAAAGCCACCGTTACGAACTTCGTCCAACACTATGTTCACGCCGTCATAATTTATTATGACAAACTCGGCACCTTGGTTCAGGATAGCAGCGCGTTTCTTTGCACTGCCATATGCAACATCCACAGATCGGTGCGGTGCAAACGTAGATAAGTCTTCTCGCCATGCGCTATCCATAATTGACAGTGGGCATATAACAAGCACTCTTTTTATTTTGCCTTGGTTCATCAAAAAGTCAGCCGACCATATGGCACTAGCAGTTTTGCCTGTACCCTGTTCGTTAAAACAAAAGGCTCGTCTGTTCATGGTAAAAAATGCAGATGTCTTTTTCTGGTGCGCAAAAGGTTTGTATCTGCCTGACCAGTTATACTGAGTGTCTATAGGCGAAGGTGCCCGCACCCCTAGATTGTTTAGTTTGTGTGTCGCATCAATATCCCAATCAACAAGCACTCTATTCGTGCCAACCTGTTTGCTTTTGGGTATTACTGAAATAACACGGTTTGGATTGCGCAGCTTTAGCAGCAACGCTTTACCGTCCACTATTTCCATGTGTTCTCCTATTTTTTCTTTTTATAGTTTCTTGCGCGGTTCTTGCTGCGGCTTTCTATTTTAACACCGTCTTTGTTAGAACCGCCTTTGCTTAATGCTTTCTTGTGACTAACGTCTTTACCCTCACGTTTGTCGGCTTTTCCGTTCTTGTTCTTATCTACACCTTCGCGGTCTATTTTACGTCTGGCTCGTTGGCGTTCCATCCTTGCTTCAAAAGGTTTACTACCCACGGGTTTGTTAGTTTGTTTTTTGCGGTCTTTAGGATTTTTATACGGCATCAGGCATTCGCTCCATTATGTACGCATTCTACTACAGGGCAGTGCCGCCTACATAACCCACTAGGTCTAGCGTTCCACGTGTCAGAGTCTGCAGCGGCACGTAAATTATTATACTTAGCAATCCACTTCTCCCACAAGTCAGCCTTATCATGTTCTTCGTAGGTGTGCTTTACTAAGTCATTTACTAACACAAAAACCAAACCAGCGCGCACCTTTTTTATCTCAGGGAAATGCGCAAATGTTGCGAGAGCCATTAGTTCCAACTGCCCTTTGTCTGCGTATTTAGATGAGCTAGACGTTTTGTAATCTACTACCCACGCCATTTCACCTAGTACGTCAACTACAAGCAGGTCAGCAATCCCACGAAACCAAACTTTTTTGTCTTTAAATGTGCAGGGTTTAAGGTCTTCGGTAATGCCCATCCTACGCTCACAAAATTTTACACCACGTTTGTCTAACAAACGGTCCAACCCTTTTTGAGCAAACTCAAACTCTTCGGGTAGTGGTGTGCCGTTTTTAATGTAGTGTTCTGCCGCCTTGTGAAACTTATTACCGTAGATCGTAGCTGCCGTAGGTTTGAACGGGTAGTCTTTCGCTACTTTTTCATGGTAAAACTGTTTAGGACACTGCTCAAAAGATTTAATTTTGCTGAATGACCACGGTGTAATACTATTCGCAATCGCCATATGATTTGCCTGTTCCGCTCTCACAATTAATAGGCAGACCCTCTGCCCAATCGGGTATCCATCGCATGCACTCTTCTATGTATGCTTGTGCTTCTGGAACCTCCTGATCTGTTACACAGCTAACAATACTGTCATGTACAGTTAGCACAACTTTGTACCTCTTGGCAATACGTAGCATCTGTTCACCTATGATACACCGCGCAATTCCTTGGCATACATTCTCTACAACTTTACCACCGTATATTTTCACCATGCCCCTACGTGTTTTATAGTGGTATTGAAGATTACCCCCATCCTCATCTTGTGTAACTTCAAGGTCGTGGTAATACATTGGCAAGCCAGACGGTAATATTATTGCTTGCTTGTCTACATCTACTTTGAGAACACCCCTACGCCCCAACTCCGTAGACTTATTGTTGTGTAAATTTTTTATCGTCTCTTGGGCAACCTTCCAAAGGGTTTTAATTTTGTGGTTTGTGGTGCGGTATATATCTACTATGTTACGCGCTTCGTTTTTACAGATATCATACCCAAAATTACTCATCTGGTTTTGGAATTTTATGGACCCCATGCCATACCCTGCGCCAAGGATAGTAGTTTTGCCTACGAACCTCTGGTCTTTATCAACTTCGTCTGGCTCTACATCATAAATCTTTGACGCCATATGTTTATAGACATCCTCACCATTGGCAAATTGCGTAACCAAATCATCCTGTTCGGCTAACCATGCTAATACACGCGCCTCTATCTGTGAGCTATCAGCGTCAATCAGCGTATGTCCTGCTGGTGCAATAATACTTCTCTTTAACTTCTTACCACTAGGCCCACGGCTTGGTAGGTTTTGAAGATTAATCTTATCATCGCCACCCCACCTACCAGTATGCGCTGCATAATATCTTACAGGTACAGGCAGCAGTCCACGGCGGGATATATTTATGAACCGCTGTGTCCTTGTTTCTTCTAAGGTACTTTTGGTACCCAATCTAGCAGCAACCAAAGCTTGCACACGGTCATCTTCGTGTTCTCGCAGTGCCAAGAACTCTTCATCAGATTTTGCAAATGCAAAAGTAACCTTCTCGGTTCGGGGACTTGTTTTTGTAGGCGGCTTTACACCTAACCTCTGTAGCAGAACCGCAAACTTTGCATTCGACATCAGATCATCTCTCGTTACATTTGCCTTGGCAAGTAACGTATCTTTACGATCTTTAACTTCGGCTAGGTGCAACTCAAGGAGGCCGTCATCCAAATCTACCGTTGGTTCAACAAACATGCGAAGCGTTAAGTCAATCAACTTCATTTCTTTTCGCGGAAAACTACTTATCATACGCATAAACAGGTCATGTGTTATGTCTACGTCTAACACACAATAATCCCCGTAGATGCCTAGCTCCTCATCTGTAAAGTCTCCTCTACGCTTACCCATAACACGTGTAACTTCATCGCCCTTGTTCTGTAGGCCGTAAGCCTTTGCCAAGTTTGCGAGCGACACGCTACTCTCAACGCCATGCAAAGCGCGTGCCATACATAATGTGTCAGAGTATATCTTAGGAGTTATACCGAACTGCCAGTTAAGTATCGCACCATCGAACATAGTGTTATGTGCCAGCAGCATGCTGTTTTTCCAATCATAACGTGTTAGGTACTCACCTATTTGTTCATGCGTGCCGCTAATCCAGTGTGTTTCCTCTGTGTCTTTCTTTATTGCAACTCCAATAACTTCAAAGTCTCTATGGCGTATATAGTTTTCGGTAGTAAGTTTAGACAGGGAGTACTCCCTGTCATAAAATGTTTCAAAGTCGAGTGTGATTAAGTTCATTAATCGCTACCCGCAATCTCACCGCCAATAGCAGCGTATCCACAAATGTCTACATATGTATCCACATCTTTTGGACCATCGCCGTGTAACCTTGATATCTTTAACAGAACCATCATAGCCGCCACGTCACGGGCAGATATAAAATTAATCAAACCTAAATGCGCGTTCCAATACCCAGCGATACGGTCAAAATTTTCTTTAGCATCGCCATATTCTTCGTGACGCTCACCGCTAATTAAATTAGATGCCTCTTCCAATATACCAGAGCGGTTATATAAAGGCGGTAGAGCGGGTGGTTTTTCTGGTTTGATGTCAGTTATTCCTGCCGCTATTGTTTCATGTGAAACATCTTCGTAAAACCCTGCGGTTCCTACACCAGCCCACTCAGCTTCGATGTCAGTTATTCCTGCCGCTTCAAGTTGCTTTTCCGCTACTAATACCTCTTTTGGTGTGCCGATCTTTTTCATCAACGCCCACACGTAGGCATAAGATGTTTTGGTAGCCTGTGCTATTTCTGAAATTGTAGCTTCTGGGTGCTTTACTTTATAAGCCCATATTTTTTCTTGCTTCTTAGTCATGTCGTTCTCCTAGTTTTCATTCGGGCATCTGCCCGATTACATTTTTGGAAACTGGTATCGCAGAGCAGCCGAAGCCACCCTGCGAACCAGTGTAAGATCAATGTGCGGGAGGTACTCTCGAAAGGATGCACACCTCTTACTGCCGTGGATATTTCAATGTAGGGGTCTCTCACGGCTCTACCCCCATCGCCTCGGGATACCCAACTAACCGGACGATAAGTCAAACAGTATTCTACTTAGACGTGATACATTATCCTCATTGATGACAAGCGCGGTGCCACCTGCGGCACGTATCTCGTCAAGGTTTTTCTCTTGCAGTGGTGTAGGTTTGTTATTGCCAGCTTTGCATTCAATGCCAACAAATAAACCCTTGTAACAGGCTACTATGTCAGGCACACCGCTGCGCCCATAACCACCAGTGACAGGGTAAAAGTAGTAGGCACTCAACTCTTTGAGTATCTGCACCGCCTTCTTTTTAACTTTCGCTTCGGGTGTCATACTACCCCTTCAACTTTATCTTTTTAATCAGATCATTTACCTCTTTATGCCGTGCCTGTAATCCGTCATGGGCTTTCTGCATCTTGGCGGCGTTAGCTTCGTAGGCTTTACGAAAATCCTGTTGTGCTATTTCACTGGTAGCCAATGCTTTATCTATGGTATCAGACAGCCTCTTAACTTCTTTCACCATCAGATCGGCGTCTTCATTGCCACCGTTCTCGCCGTAGTCGGTTTCTCGGATTTCCTTCACCCAACCCCATAACACCTTACCATCACATAGGTCGGCTACAGTGTGGTCAGAATTATTTTCCTTATAACAACACTTATCAATGTCGTACAAATCATCTAACCACTTACGTATATCACGCCGTTGTGCAGGGGTTGATTTCATATTGGGTTCAATTTTTGTAGCGGTTGACGCTACCTTTTTCACACTAATTTTCTGGTTCATCTTTTCCTCATTGCGGTTTTTAAGGCAACACTTACAAGCAATAGTTTGTTTGTTAACTAGCCAGCCAGCGGTCCTTGCTTTCTGTATAACAGATTTACTAGTCCTTAATTCAGCTACACCCTTTTTAACTTGCTGCGCTGTCGCGGTCTTCGGCAAGTGATAGCTAGGGGCGCTTACAACTGTTGACGTATCACACTTGTCACAGATTAAACGGACTTGAAGCCTTCCGTCATAGAAGGTCTCTACACCCATGTCATTCTCCTCTTCGTATTATAACACACCACCCCAAATAATATCAGAGGTGGTGTGAATTTTTTATTCGGGCATCTGCCCGATTGATTTTTTGAATACCCAAAACGTGTCAGGTGTCGAACGTACACCTACGTCTTCTACAACCTGTTCTGCATCGGGGTCTAACACTGACAAGGCATAAACTCTATCGCGTATCCACTCGGGGGTATCATCAAGTGACAGATAGTGTTTTCTAGTAGCATT